GCAAGATCCGTAAGGTAAAAGAGACCAGGAAGAAGAAAGACGAAAAGACAGGTGTAGTCACTACTGAAGTTGGAAATGAATATTACGTTTACAATGAGAAGAAGTTTAAAGGTGGCGCAACTGGCTTAGGCACAAAAGGTGTCGACGCTTCTGGTATTAAGATTGCAAAAGATTCTATTATCTATTGCACATCTGGTATTACTAATGAAGAAAATACATTAGTACTTTCACATCTACACAAAGCAATTAAGCCACTCAATCAGCTTCGTATGCTGGAAGATGCTGTTGTAATCTATCGTATTACAAGAGCTCCAGAACGCCGCATCTTCTATATTGATGTAGGTAATCTTCCTAAGATGAAAGCTGAGCAGTATCTTCGTGATATGATGGTTAAACATAAGAACCGTCTGATCTATGATGCTAATACTGGTGAAGTTAGAGACGATCGTAAGTTTATGACTATGATGGAAGACTATTGGCTTCCTCGTCGTGAAGGTGGTCGTGGTACAGAGATTTCTACATTGCCAGGCGGCCAGAATCTTGGTGAGATGGACGATGTAAACTACTTCCAAAAGTCTTTATATAAAGCTCTATCTGTTCCTACCTCAAGAATGGAGCAAGAAAATAACTTTACTCTTGGTCGTTCAAGTGAGATTAGTAGAGATGAAGTCAAGTTTGCTAAGTTTGTAGAACGTCTACGTAATAAGTTTAGTGAGATCTTGTATAAAGCACTTCGTGTACAGCTTATCCTTAAAGGTGTTATCACCGAGGATGACTGGAATGAAATGAAGTACACAATCAGATTTGACTTTAAACGAGATAATTATAATGCAGAATCAAAAGATACAGAGATCCTGCAGAACAGAGTTAATATGTTACAACAAGTAGCTCCGTTCATTGGTCAATTCTATTCAACAGAATATGTACAGAAACAAATTCTAAGAATGACTGACGAAGATATTGAGCAAATGAAGACGCAGATGGCTCAAGATAAACCACCAGAAGAACCTTCAGATGGTAATACAGAAAATCCGTCATCGGAAGGTCAATAAAGTTATAAATAAAGACATGAGGTATTACTATGGATGATAATGAAACAGTTGAAGTTGAAGTGAGCGATAATGATTCTAACTTTGAATTAGCGCAGGGTATCGTACAGAATATTGCAAACGATAAACCAGCCGATGCAATGGATCAAGTAAATGATCTAATGCTAGACAAAGCTAGAGAAGCTATTGCAGATAAGCGGCAAGAAGTAGCAGCAGATTTGTTTGGCGAGCCTCAACAAGAATTCGAAGCTGAAGTTGATGAAACAGAAGCTGAAGAAGAATATGAAGATGGCGATGAAGAAGAATTCGAAGTCGTCGACGATGAGTCAGAAACGGAAGAAGAAAATGAAGACGTTCAAACAGATTAGTGAAGACGCAGGTGCTGTAGCTAAGCCAGGTGCTGGTATGGGCCATCCATACCCTAAAGGCTCTCGTCACAAAGAGTTTACAGACAAGCATGTTGTATCAACAGTAGATCATCCTGTAGCTGGTGAAAACCAATTTAAAGGTGATGGCGCTCCTAAGAAGAAAAAGCGTCTTGCTGATTACAACTACGACAAGACCCAAAACAAAAAGACTCCTAATATTGATCAAGATACTGATAACGAAGATCAGCTCGCATACGAAGAAGTTGTCGTCACAGATGATATCGAAGAAAACGATTTCGTTATTATTACTGACGAAATTGCAGAAAAGATTGCAGACGTATACGAAGCTCTTGATGATACCAATAGAGCAGCATTCGATGTAATGTTAGAGTCTGATGAAGGGTTCGAACAAATCTTAGAATTTGTTAGTGAAGTCGATTTTGATTACGAAGAAGAAGGTGACGAGTAATGTCCTTGAAAGCATTAGCAAATACAGTAGCAACAGGTTCTGCAACTAACGCATATCTCGCATCTGCTGTCCACATTTCAAATGATGGAACCGCTAGAACAATTACAATAGCAAATACTGTTTCTATTGAAAATGGTGGCGGTCAAGCAGCAACGATTCGTATTCCTGCTAATGGTCAAATGGTTATTCGTAAACGCCCAACTGATACAGTAACTGGAGCCGCCGGCTGTTATGCTACGTCAGTTGCTGAAGGAGGATCAATCTAATGAAACTGATCACTGAAGTAAACGAAGCAATCAATGTTATTGAAGAAGTGCTTGACGAAGCCACTGGTAAAAAGAATATGTTTATCGAAGGCATATTCATGCAGTCAAACATTAAGAATAGAAACGGCCGAGTCTATCCAACAGAAGTATTGGATAAAGAAGTAGCCCGTTACAATACAGAATATGTAGAGAAGAAGCGCGCGTTCGGTGAGCTTGGTCACCCGCAAGGACCAACTATCAACCTTGAACGCGTATCCCACTTAATCACCTCAATGAAAAAAGAAGGTGATAACTATGTGGGTAAAGCTAAAATAATGGATTCACCATATGGTAATATTGTTAAAGGTCTAATCAACGAAGGTGCACAACTTGGTGTATCATCTCGTGGTATGGGATCTTTGAAGCAAAACAATCAAGGCATTAATGAAGTTCAAGACGACTTCTATCTTGCTACTGCCGGTGATATTGTTGCAGATCCATCTGCTCCTGATGCTTTTGTAAATGGCATCATGGAAGGTGTAGAATGGATTTGGGACAATGGCGTTCTGCGTGCTGCAGAAGTAGAAGCTATTAAAGAGAATGTTGAACGAGATATTAGATCGCGCGCTGATCGACAACAATCTTTTGGTAAGGCTTTTACCAGCTATATGAATAAAATCTCGAGAAACTAGTTATTATAAATAATACTGATTTATAAATCAATCCCTAAGGAGTTATTAAATATGTCTGATCAGGAAAAAGAAGTTCTTGAAGGCGACATCGAAGAAACGAAAGTACCACACACAGGTGGTTCTGGCGTTCCTGCTGCTGAGGTTCCAGGTCCTGTAGGTGCTGGCGCCAAAAAGCGTAAAGCCGACAAGGATGCTGGCGATAAAGCCACGCCTAAAATGGACGACAAAGGTACACAGTCTGGCACTAAAGCCGCTGTTGTGTCTGAGCTTCTTGCACGTGTCAATGACATGAGTAAAGATGAGCTTTCTTCATTGGTTTCAGAAATGACCAAAGAAGAGTCCGAAGAAAATAGCGAAGAAATCGTAGAAACTGAATTGGATGTCACAGCTGATATTCAAGAGATGTTGGCAAACGGTGACTTCGAGGAAGAATTTGTAGAGAATCTTCAAACAGTATTCAGTGCTGCTGTAGCTGCTCGTGTAGCTCAGGACCGTGCTGAACTTGAAGAAGAGTTCGAAACCAAGTTGGCCGAAGGTTTGGCCACTGTTGAAACAGAACTGACTGAGAAAGTCGACGACTATCTCTCATATGCAGTCAACGAATGGAAAACTGACAATGAAGTTGCATTGGAAGCTGGTCTACGTACCGAGCTTGCAGAAGACTTTATTACTGGTCTCCAGTCATTGTTTAGCGAGCACTACATCAACGTTCCAGAAGAAAAAGTAGAAGTTGTTGAAGAACTTGCTGCTAAAATCGAAGAGCTTGAAGAAAGACTCAACAAGCAAATCCTCGAAAATGCTGAAATCTCTAAAGAAGTTTCCAACCACAGAGTTGCAGATGTTTTTGACGAAGTTGTAGAAGGCCTTGCCGATACACAAGTTGAAAAAATGCGCACTATGGCTGAAGGAATTGAATTTAGCGATGAAGACGACTTCCGTAAGAAAATGGTAGTTGTACGTGAAAACTACTTCCCTACAAAAGCTCCTGAAGCAATTGTAACGGAAGATCTGGATGATCCTGTAGATCAGGAAGAAGTATTGACAGATCCTGCTATGAGCGTTTACGCTGATGCAATCCGTCGTACAATCAAAAAGTAATATATTATTAAGAAGATAATAGAGTAACAAGGAGAAAATTAATGTACTCTCAAGATCTAGCAAACAAGTGGCAGCCTATTATTGAGCATCCTGATCTGCCTAGCGTTCAGGACGTTCATCGCCGCCAAACATTGGCAGTACTCTTGGAAAACCAAGAAAAAGCTGCTCGTGAAGATTCCGCTGGTTCAGCTGGTTTCAGACAGCCTTCACTTTTGGGTGAAGCTGCTCCAACCAACGCAACCGGTGGCAACGTTGACAATTATGACCCAGTATTGATTTCACTGGTTCGTCGTTCGATGCCAAACCTCATCGCCTATGACATTTGTGGTGTTCAGCCAATGACTGGTCCAACTGGACTGATCTTTGCTATGCGTCCACAGTACAGTGCACAGGCAGGAACAGAAGCCCTTTACAACGAAGCCGACACAGACTTCTCAAGCTCAGCTGCTGGTAACACAGCTTCTATCTTGGTTGCTAACGGTTCCGCTGGTACAGGTCACACTGGTACAGATCCAAACGCTCGCGCATCTGGTTCAGGCTACACAGCTGGCATTGGTATGTCAACTGCTGCTGCTGAAGCACTTGGTGACGGTGCTGCCAACCAGTTCAACGAAATGGCATTCTCGATTGAGAAAGTTTCCGTAACAGCAGTAAGCCGTGCGCTGAAAGCTGAGTACACAATGGAACTGGCTCAAGACTTGCGCGCCATCCACGGTCTGGACGCTGAAACAGAATTGTCAAACATTCTGTCTTCTGAAATCCTGGCTGAAATCAACCGTGAAGTTGTTCGTACAATCAACTACTCTGCTAAAGCCGGTGCCGATCAAGGTAACGTAACTGCAGCTGGTACATTTGATCTGGACGTTGACTCAAACGGTCGTTGGTCTGTTGAAAAGTTCAAAGGCCTGATGTTCCAAATCGAACGTGACGCCAACAGCATTGCTCGTGACACTCGTCGCGGTAAAGGCAATATCATCATCACATCAAGTGATGTTGCTAGTGCCCTGCAAATGGCTGGTGTTCTGGATTACACTCCAGCACTGAACAACAACCTGAACGTAGATGACACAGGTAACACCTTCGCTGGTATCCTTAATGGTCGTTATCGTGTATATGTTGACCCGTATTTCACTTCTACAAGTGGCGGACGTCAGTACTACACAATCGGTTATAAAGGTTCTAGCGCATTTGATGCTGGCCTGTTCTATTGCCCATATGTCCCACTGCAACAAGTACGTGCAGTAGGCGAGAATACCTTCCAGCCTAAAATCGGCTTTAAAACACGGTATGGTATTGTTGCTAACCCATTTGCTACACAAGCAGCTGATGGTACTGTTGGCTTCGGTGGTAATGACCAAAGCAAAAACATCTAC